ATTGTGAGCGCTACATCCTTGAAACGGCTCGCCCATTCCGCTGCTGCCTGCTGCGCCGCGGTGGCGTCCGGAATCCCAAAGCCGTCCAGGATCTCATCGAAGTCGCCAGGCTCGTATCGGATCTCCGTGGTGATGCTGCTCGAGAAGGCTGTCGACGTGAAGCCCAGCTTCGGGATGCGAGAGACGGTGGAGAGGACGGTCGAGACGGGTTTCGCCGCAGCGTTCCGCGACGCTGCCGAGCAGGCGATGGCGACGGCGCGGTGATTCTGACAGGCAAAATCGAAGCTCGACCATGCTGAAAAGTGGCACGATTGACACGGTACTAAAGTTTTCGTGTCCAGCTAAGTCATTGCATATCAGAGGCTTACGGGTCCTCCCTGGGCGCGGCGAACCCGCCGGTGCCGGAGCGCGCGGGAAACGCCCAGCGACGGGTCAAATTCTGGAGTTGCATGGGGAGTTGCATGGGTTGCAGGGGTTGCATGTGCGGTCGCACCCCATCCGATCGGTTTCATGCGTTTAAGCGCCGTTTCGATCTCGAAATCGCTCGGTGTCAGCCGCCAGGCGGTGGACAAGGCGGTGAAAAAAGGCCGGATCGACCCGAGCAAGCCGCTTGATCAGATCCGGATCGATTGGGAGCGCAACGCGGATCCGTTGCAGCGCGCCCGGCGCATGGGCTCGACCGCAGCTCCGCCTGCGCCGGTGCAACAGATTCGCCAGCCGGCGCCTGCGCCGGCTGCTCGCCGGGCAGTGGAAGACGACTCTGAAGGCGGTGGGCCTGCCAGGCTGGGCGGCCTTAGCAAGTTCGACCTGGAGATGCGCGACCTGGCCGTCAGGCTCAAGCTGCGCCAGGTCGCGCTGCGCGAGAAAGAGGGCGCGCTGGTCCGTGCAGACGAGGTCCGTGCAGCCTGGTCTGCTCTGGTGCTGAACGCGAAGTCGCGGCTGTTGCAGTTAGGCGACGAGCTATCGGATGCGCTGGCGTGCTCCCCGGATCGGGTTCACTGCAAGCAGCTCATCGATGACAAGGTGCACGAGATCTTGAACGAGCTCGCCCGGTACAAGCCTGAAGAATGAAGGTCGAGGATGTAATCACTGGTGTCGCGAAGCTGTGGGCTCCGCCACCGCGCCAGACGGTTTGCGAGTGGGCGCAAGAGAACTTCATCGTCACCACCGGCGCAAACAAAGGGCGCTTCCGGCCGGCTCCGTATCAGGTCGAACCGATTAACGCGATCGGCGACCCGGCGATCAACGAGATCGTGATCATGTCCGCGACGCAGTTGCTGAAGACCATCACGATCCTGGTCGGCATCAGCTACGTCATCGCACGCGACCCCGACCCGATCATGGTCGTGATGCCGCGCGACTCGGACGTCGGTAAGTTTTCGAAGTTCCGGCTGGCGCCGATGCTGCGCGAGATGCCAGCGTTGCGTGGGCTGGTCTCGGATCCCAAGTCGCGTAACTCCTCGACGACGATCGACACGAAGGATTTCCCGGGCGGCCCGTTGATCATGACCGCCGCGGGCTCGCCGGCGAACCTGGCGGCCTACGCGATCCGGTACCTGTTCTGCGATGAGGTCGACAAGTATCCCAAGTCCTCGGGCGGTGAAGGTAACCCGATCGACGTGGCGAACAAGCGCACGGCGACGTTCCGCGGCCGGCGCAAGCGGATTCAGACCTGCTCGCCGACCATCGCTCGCGAGTCGCAAATCGCCGCGGCGTACGCGGAGACGGACCAGCGCAAGTTCTGGGTGCCGTGCCCGGTCTGTGGCAAAGCGCAGGTCCTGGCATGGCGCCAGGTCAAGTTCGAGAAGAAGTCCGACGATCTGAAGAAGCGTGCCGCGACGGCGCAGTACGCCTGCGAGCACTGCGGTGCGCTGTGGAACGACGTCCAGCGCTGGGCTGCGGTCGAGCGTGGCGTGTGGCGCGCGGACCGGCCATTTACCGGCGCGGCGGGCTTCTGGATCAGCGAGCTGTACTCGTCTTTCAAACCGCTCCGGGAACTGGTCTGGGACTTCCTGAAGGCGAAAGACAGCCCGGAACGCCTGAAGGTATTTGTGAATACGAGTTTGGCCGAGGTCTGGGATGTGCCGGGCATGGCGCCGGACTGGAAGCGGCTGTATGACCGTCGGGAAGACTACGCCTACGGCAAGGTACCGCGCGGCGCGTCTTTCCTCACTGCGTTTGTGGACGTTCAGGAGAATCCGCCGCGACTCGAGGTCGAGGTAAAGGCCTGGGGCAAGAACGGCGGGGAGAACTGGTCGATCTGGTATGAAGTGATCGCTCCGGAACGGCCGGGCCCGGGCGGGCGCCCAGTGCGCTGCACGCCGGCGGATCCGGAACCGTGGGAACGCCTGGCCGAGTTGCTCACCATGGACTGGCCCCACGCGGACGGCGGCACACTGCCGATCTGGGTGTGCGGTGTGGACTCCGGTTACATGGCGGACACGGTCTATTCGTTCTGCCGGCAGTGGGCGCAGCCAGCCTACGGACCGGCCGGAGCGGTTGTGCCGTCCTACCGGACGGTCGTGCCGACCAAGGGTGGCCACAACCCGTTCAAAATCATCGAGAACATCTCGTCAATCGATCAATCGAAACTCCGCGGCGGCTTGCGGATCGTAACGATCGGGACGCACTGCGTGAAACAGGTTGTGTACGACTCGTTGGGCAAGGATAAGCCTCTCGACGAACAGCCGTTCCCCAAGGGCTACTCGCACCACCCCAGCGCCTATGACGAGACGTACTTCCATGGGCTGACCGCCGAGACCAGGATTGTCACGGAGGCCGGGGCCATCGAGTGGCACGTGACCGGCCGCAACGAACCGCTGGACACGGCGGTCGGTAACCGGGCGATGTACGAGTTGTGCGGCGGCCAGCGGTTGAGCGATGCGGCCTGGGAAGCGCTTGAGGAGCAACGGCAGCAGTCTGCCGCGCCGGTGGTACTCCCGGGGCAAGCCGCGGCGCGCGTCATTGACCAGCGCGAAGAGAGCCGCACGGTGCGGCCGAAGTGGATGAGTTAAGCGATGGCCTACACCCAACAGGATCTGGACCGGATCGACAAGGAGATCGGTAGCGGCGCCGCGGAGCAGCAGTATGGCGACAACCGGGTGCGCAAACGCTCGCTTTCGGAGTTGTTGCGGATCCGTGCAGAGATCCAGGCTGCGTTGGCTGCACCGGATCCACCGATCCGCCAGGTGCGCATCAACACGGCGAAGGGAGTTTAACGATGGCAGTGAAGAAACAGGCAAAGAAGCCGGCGCAGGAGCCGGTGCAGCATGCACGGCAGCCGGAGCGAGAGCCGGAGTTGCGCGGTCCTATGCCGGATGACGCACCCCGGCCGGTCGTGCCGGCGCGCGCTGCGCGCATCACGCCGCAGGTCGCGCTCGAGGCGTTGCTGCTGAGCTGGCTGTGCCTCAGAGACTTCGCGATGTGGCCCTTTGTTCAGGGCGTCGACACGGACGAGCCACTTGCGCCTGTGGACCTGTCGGAGGTCGAGAACACGGTACGCCAGATGAACACGATGCGCGATGCTGCGTTGCACTTTGCGCAGCAGATCGCCGGTAAGAACGATCCGGCGGCCGTCGTGCGGGACGCTATCGCCAAGGTCCGCCGTGACCATGCGCCCGTTTTCTCGATGACCGTTCCCAGTATTCCTTCCGCTTTCTAAGCGACCAGGTCGCACACTATGGCCAAAGCCGCGCTGTTCACCGACGTCTACCGCTCCGATGTGAGTGCACCTGCGCGTAGTGTGCCTTCCCTGGCTGCTGAGTATCAGGGCGGTTCCGGTGGCAGCGCGCTGCCCTTTTACGACGCCTCCGGCTGGGGGCGCCGCACGCACGGCTGGAACCCGGGCAACGCCGGTCCGAACACCATCGGCATCCAGACCATCGAGACGCTCCGCTCTCGAGCGCGCTTCACCTCGCGCAACGACCCGTGGGCGAGCAACGGGATCGCCTCGTTTGCCGCGAACGCGATCGGGACCGGCATCAAGCCGCAGTCCATGCACCCCGACAAGACGGTCAAGCAGAAGATCCAGAGTGCCTGGTTGCGCTGGACCGACCAGTGCGACGCGCATAACGCCTGCGATTTCTATGGGCTGCAGACACTGTTGTGCAGGGAAGTGATCGAGGGCGGCGAGTGCTTTGCGCGTCTGCGCCCGCGCCGCAAAGACAGCGGCCTGCGCGTTCCGCTTCAGATTCAACTCCTGGAATCCGAGCTGCTGCCGACCTGGTACAACATCGATCGCCCGAACGGCAACAAGGTGCGCGCCGGCGTCGAGCTGAATAAGGAACTCGCGCCGGCCGGCTTCTGGTTCTTAAAGCAGCACCCGGGCGACACCATCATCTGGCCGAACAATGCAGGCTTGCTCCTGCGCGTGGCGAGTCAGAACGTAGCGCACGTGTTTCAGTCGCTGCGCACCGGCCAACTCCGCGGCGTGCCGTGGCTCGCGCCGGTGTTGCTGCGTATCCACGAGCTGAATCAGTTCGAAGACGCGGAACTGGTCAAGCAGAAGGTCGCTGCCATGTTCGTGGCGGTCGTCAAGCAGATGACGGGCCAGGGCATGTTCAACGAGGTACCTGGCACGCCCGGTACAACGCCGATCGTGCCGCCCGGCGTGGGCACGGCCGTGATGGAGCCGGGCACGACGCAGTACCTACGGATGAACGAGGACATTACGTTCTCGAAACCACCGGAGTTCAATTCCCTGCCCGAGTTCATGCGCGTCTACCTGCGCTCGATCGCGGCGGGCCTCGGTGTTACCTACGAGCAGTTGACCGGCGATCTGACGGGTGTCAATTACTCGAGCATCCGTGCCGGCCTGATTGAATTCTGGCGGCGCTGCGAGCAGTTCCAGCACCAGGTCATCATCTTCCGCTTTTGCCGACCGATCTGGGATGCCTGGCTCCGCACGGCGCTGATTTCCGGCGAGCTCGACTATTCCGACTACGCCAAGGACCCGCTGTCGTTCACCAGCGTCAAGTGGGTGCCGCCAGTGCGGCAGTGGGTCGATCCGGCCAAAGAGATCGGCGCCACGCTGGATGCGATCCGCGGCGGCCTGGGCTCTCGGGACACGTCTGCGAGTGCGCAGGGCTTCGATGTGGAGGAGATCGACAGCGAGAACGCCCGCGACCAGGAACGCGCAGACAATCTGGGTTTGGTTTACGACTCCAATGCAAGGGACCGCTCCGCCGCGGGCATGCCCACGGGCGAAAGTCCGGCGCGCCCGGGCCAGAAGAAGAAGGGCGTGCGTAGCGCGACACCAGCGCAACGGCTCGCGCTCGCTACGCCGGCCGGGCTCTACGCGGTGCTTGAAGAGATCGTGAGCTTGGAACTCGACCGGAGGGCAGCGTAATGGCAGTAGAACATCTCCAATGCGCTGGCCTGACGGGCGTTGCCATGCGCGTATTCAACCAGCCGCTGGCTATCGCCGGCGACAAGCTGGACATCATTGTCCGCAACGTCGTGCTGCCGCGCCTCGGCGGGGACGTGGACGCCGCGCTCGTGGTCGACCAGGACAAGAGTGATCGCAAGCCCTACTCTGTAACGCCCGAGGGCGTCGCGCTGATCGATGTCGGCGGGACGCTGGTGCGTAAGTCTTTCGGGCTGCGTCCGTGGAGCGGCATGACCAGCTACGAGTGGCTGGGCGGAGAGCTCGCCACGGCGCTCGCGGATCCGGATGTGCGCGGGCTGTTACTGCTTTGCGATTCACCGGGCGGTGAGGTGGCCGGCCTGTACGACGTCGTCGACGAGTTCTACGCGGCGCGCGGCCAGAAGCCGATCTTCGCATCCATCTGTGAGCAGGCCTGCTCGGCGGCATATGCCATTGCCAGCGCAGCCGACAAGATCTACATCACGCGAACTGGCGCGGCGGGCTCGGTGGGCATTGTAATGTGCCACGCCGATCAGTCGGACTACGACAAGCAGCAGGGCTTCAAGTACGAGTACATGTACTTTGGCGAGCACAAGATCGACGGCAATCCGCACCAGCCGTTGAGCGACAGTGCCCGTGCATCTGCCATGGCCGAGGGACGCCGGTGCTACGGAATGCTCACGCAGGCGGTGGCGCGCAATCGCGGGATGACACTCAAGGCGGTCAAAGCGACTGAGGCTGGCGTGTTCTTCGCCGAACAGGCGATCAGCGCTGGTTTGGTGGATGAGATGGGAACGACCGATGTGGCCTATGCAGCGCTGGTCGACGAGATCGCCCAGCAGGCAGCCGGAGACACGGCGGATTTCGAGGGCGAATCTCAGCGCGCTGCTGAATTCGCGATGGCACAGGTTTCGGAAGCGGGAGCGTCCGCTCCGAGTTCGACGAAGGGAGACACGATGACCAGACCGAAAGTGGCGGGCGCAACGACATCGCCCGCAGCCGGGAAGACTCACGACGACGACGAGCCGAAGGGCGCCAAGGCCGGCAAAGGCGCGCCGGCGGCCGACGACGACGAAGGCGACGACGACGACGAGATCGACGCTTGCGGACGTTGTTGATGATACCTTCCGCAATGGCATTCCGCGACAGCTTGCCCTTTTCATTCAGCTTCCGCGCGATCGCGTCGTGGATCCCAGTCTTGATGATCAGCTCGGTCAGCGACATCTCGCCCAACGCACCCAGGTCCGAGGCCGGGTCTGGGCGGCGCTGTTGCCGGTCGCCCCAGCGACTTCCTGGAAGCCCTGTTCGAGCGCGGCGATGGTGGACATGACGGTCGAAAGGATCGTCGGAATGATCTTGAGCCAAGTCAGAAATACGGTCATGTGTTTGTTCTCCTAACGGACGGGAAATGTGAGTTTGAGCATGTCGAATGCCTTGCTCACAATGGTTTTCAGCATGCCCGCGCGTTGACGCCACGGGCGAAGAGCGTCGTCGATCGACTCGGCGGCGCCATCGAGATGTCCACTCGTGCCAGCGATGTTGGCAATCGTGGCCTGAATGTTCTTGTCCTCGAGCAGCTTGGCGAAGTCGTCCACTGCCCGGTCCAGATCGGTCATGGTCTGCTGGACCTTCGGTGAGCCGGCTGCGAGTTGGTCGGCAGCCAGTTTGGTCAAGCGGTCGATGTTGTCGAGGGAATTCTTGAGCGGCAGCAGCGTCGAGTTTGCCGTGATGAGGAGCTGATTGCCTGACTTTACAGCCAGATCCGCATCGTCGAGCGCTGTGTTCAGCCGCTGGCGCGTGTCGCGCACCAGCAGGCCCGTCTCATGGATGGATGTCCGGAGTTCGGACAGCACGTTGTGCGTGTCGCGATGAACATCCTTGAGGAACGACAGGCCTTCCACGGCGGTGAGTTGCATTTGCCGCGACGCCTGGTAGCTCTGGACCGATGCCGCCCTGATGACGCCGACTGTCCCGGTCACCTGTGATGGCAGGCACGCGCTGTTCTTGTGGCAGTCCGTGAGCCAGTCGAGTGCCCAGGCTGTGCTGGTGATGCCCGGGCGAGTGCCGTGGAGGAGCAGGCCGAGTTCGAAGGCCGGCCAGCACAGCAACGTGCCCAGCACGAACCACGGGATGATCAGCACCACACGCGGGGTGCAGTGCTTGAGAAGCCAGTTTTTCATGATGTTGTCTTCCGGAAGTAAACTTGGTGGGCCGCGGCCAGCGCAGGATCAGCGGACACCGGAGCGTCGCGACCGCCTCTCTTGCACCACGTTGGCCCGTGTGCGCGCCACGTCAGGCGGCGAGCATGTAGTCCTGGACGCCCAGGAAAAGCGCACGTTCGCGCGCCCTGCGCGTTGCCAGGCCACCCAGCGAGGCGCCGCCGGCGCCGTGGCACCACTTCGGGAATTCCTCGGCCGCGCCGGCGTAATCACCCGCGTTGAGTTTGCGCAACAGCGTCGAGATCTGGCCATTGGCGAGAACAATAATCCCGTCCTTCTCGCCCTTCGCGCCAGGCCCGACATTAAAGAGGATGGAGACCAGTGCGTCGAACTGGTCCTGAGTGAGCGCGACCTTTACGTGCTCCTGCACCAGATTCTCCGCGTAGTGGACATCCTCACAGAGCCAGGCCGAGGCCTGCGCCGGCGTGCAGGTCATGCCCAGCCGGACGCTGGCGGTATGGCCGTAGCCGATGGTGGGGATTCCGGACGGGCACGGATAGGCCTTTAGCTCACAGCCCTCCGAGCCTTCGATCAGTCGAAGGCAATTCACGGATGCGTTCATGATGTCTCCCTTATTTCGGTCTGGTTGCAGTGAGGCCCTTGCGCTGCCGGTAGTCTCCGCAACTGCCAGACTCTCCGTCGCGACTGCTGCCGTCTCCTCAGCACCGGCATCCGCGAGCACTTCAAGCCTGTGCGCGACGATTTTGAGCTTGAGCCATTCCAGCAATTTGCCAGCCCGGAGCCAGCCACCATGGAGAAACGCCCATGCGTAGCCGCCGGCGTAGACCGCGGCAGTCATCGCGATCACCGTCGTGGTGATCCCGCCCAGCCATGCCGCCAGCGTCTTGTGCTTTTCCAGGAAACCGCCGACCCACGTCGCCAGCTTGCCGATCGGCTCAAGGACGGTCTTCAGTCCGGGCAAGAGTGCTCTACCAATCGGCAACAGCGTCTCATTGAACGCCTTGGTGATTCTCAGGAGCATCCCTTTGGCGCTGTCTTCCAGCTCCTTGTACTCCTGATCGACAGTGCCCGTGCTGTTGGCCAGTGCGTTCTGCGCCTTCGTCAGATCACCGGTCGCCGCGGCTTCCATGAGCAAGAAAGCCGCGCCGGCGCCGCGTCGGCTGAACGCTTTGGTCAGCGCATCCCGGTTCCGCTCGAGGCCACCCATGCGGTTCAAGCGAGCCTGCATGGCGAGGATGGTGCCTTCGAAGTCCAGGTTGCCCTTGGCGTCATGAACAAGCTGGAAGCCGAGCTGCTTCGAAGCCTTAGTCATGTTGATCAGCACCGCGCTCATCTGCTGGCCGGCAGCGCCGGCATCGAGGCCGTGACGAGTGAGCGCGCCAATCGCGGCGCCGGTCTGTTCGAAGCTCACGCGCGCCATCGTTGCTTGCGGGAGCGCCTTCGCGAGGCCTGCGCCGAGGCTGCCAATGTCATCAATGGCAAAGCGCTGCTGCATGGCTGTTGCCAGGTCGCCGATGCGCGCGAGCTTCTGCTGCGTCGAGCCGACCATCTGGAGCCCGACCGTGTTGTAAATGCTCGCGATGGCCTTGGCCGTCTCCGTGGCGTCCTGCCCGGTGACTGAGGCGACCTTGTGGATCGTCTCCGATGCGATGCGCGACTCGTCCGCAGACAGGCTCTCGCGATTCAGTACAGCCTGGATCCTGAACAGCTCCGGAGCCGTCGCCATCGTTCTGGCCGCGATGGCGCGCGTCTGTTCAATGATCGAGCCGATTTGATGGCGAGCGTCCCCGCCATCGAGCGACCACTTGAGCTTCAGCCCGGCCTCTTCACCCTCGGCCGCCTTCTCAACGGTCTTCCGGATGGCGTAGCCCGCAGCCAGGACACCAAGCATTTTGCTCCGGTACTCGGCGCGCTTCGCCTCGTTGGCCTGCAGCGCAGCGCTGGCGCTCTCATAGCGCTTCATGGCCGCGCCTAACTGGTTCAGCGAGGACTCCACATGCTGATTGGCAGCACGGAACGTTTCCGCTGCTGCGGAGGCACCAGTGTAGTCCGTCTTGGCTTTGGCCAGGCTGACATTCGTGCGGTCCAGGCTCAGTCGGGCGCGCGTGACCGCTTCGTCTGCACGCGTAAGCTGAGTGGCCAGTTTCTCGTCGGCGCCGCCGGCTGCAGTAATCTTCTCCTTGATCGCAGCGAAGCGCGCCTCAGCCTTGGCGAGCGTCCCGCTCTGCTTCTCATAGCGCCCGGTGAGGGCTTCCACGGACTCACCCAGGCGCACGCTCGCAGCGTCCAGCCGCTTCATCTCCTGCGAGCGCGACGCCAGGTCCTTCATCGTGTCGCCGATCTTCTTGAGACCAGACGTGGTCTTGCCGAAGACGGCGCCGACGGTCGAGTCCATCAGCGCACCGATTTTGACAACGACACTGGCGTTGGGAGTAGGCATCAGCTTTGAGGAATGAGCGACTTGTAAACAGACTCCGCGGATTCAGACCAGTCACGGAAATCCTCGATCGACAGCTCGAGGATTTCAGACAGGGACCAGCCCGTTACGTTTGCGAGGAAGACTACGCTTTGGCGGAGTTCCGCGGCGTCGGGGAGAAAAAACGTTCGAGTACCGCCTGCACGCGCGCATAATCGGCGGCGTCAAGCTCTTCAATCTCTGCCGGCGTGAGACCCGCGAGGTTCGCCACCAGCCGGACCTCCTGCTCAGCAGTGCTGCCCGCCACTTTCTGGGCGGCCAGTGTGTCTTTGACCTTCGGCCGGCGCAAGGTGATCTGCTGAATGAGCTGGGCGCCGGACGTGATCGGAAATTCAAGTTTGATTGTGGTTTCAGTTTGCTGCATGGAATCCTGCTAAAAAAGGGGCGGCTCGCAAGACCGCCCCATCTCCAAGAAGACAGAAAGGGCTTAGATGCCCAGCGCCGCGCGCTGGCTGGCGAGCTGGTCGACGCCCTTGATGATGCGCTTCATGTTGACGACGTCGATCTCGATCACGTCCACGCCGTTGATGTTGAGCTTGTAATAAGTCACAGCGATGGACGACTTGAGCGTGGCCTGATCGCCCGCCTTCCACGTGCCGGGATCGAGCTCTTTGATCCGGCCGCCGATCGTGGCGACGATCGCTTGCGCGTCCTCGCCCTGGCGTTGCACCGCGCCGCGGAAGCTGAACTGGGTTTCCGCGCTCGTGGTGATGCCCCACAGTGCCATCACCGCGGCGTTGTATTCCGCCAGCGTGAAGGAGCACTCCAGCTTCTCCGTGCCGGTGATGACCTCGACCGGTGTGTCCATCCCGCCGGCGCGGTACTCTTCCGTCTTCGAAGTCACCTTTGGCAGGTTGAGTTCGGGCGCCAGTCCCACATAGCCCTTGCCATCGGCAAAGACCGAAAAGTTCTGTAGACGTTGCGGGTACGGCATTACGCAGTCACCTCCGTGAGGTAGTTGTCGTTGATCATCGACTGGAATGTGATGTGCTCAGCCGGATACGGCGGAGCGAAATCGAAGTCGATGTAGATCTGGCCGTTGGCGATCGTCGCCGGGGTGTTCAGCTCCGGATCGGCCCAGGCCTTGCCGTCAATGATGGCGCCCTCGGCCTGCAAGCTGCGCAGGTAGGAGTTGACGCCATCGACGACGTCGGAGAGGAATGTCTTGGTGATGTTGCG